GCCACGGACGACGACGAGTTCAAGAAGACCAAGAAGAAGAAGGCGGCAGAGAAGCCCGCCGCCGAGAAGGAGCCCGCATGACCGAACCGATGCAGAAGTTTCCGCCCCACATGACCATCGCCTTCGTGGACGTCGAGACCACGGGGCTCCGACCCTACCCCGTCTTCACCGAGGAGGACCAGCGCCGTCTGCTGACCGGGCAGGGGCCGCTCAACGCGCCCCTCCCGGCGCACCGCGTGATTGAGATCGCGGTGAAGCTCTTCGGCGTGAGGGGCGTCACGCTCGTTCCGACGACGAAGTCCGTCTCGTTCGACAAGGGCGTGACGACGCAGGAGATGCACGAGTATCACGCCAAGCTCGCCATCAGCGCCGAGGACTACGCCATCGCCGAGGACGACTACAACTCGCAGCGCTCGAAGGTGCGCTGGCGCGACGTCAACGGCTACACCCCCGAGAAGTGGGCCGACGCCGTTCCGGTCGTGGACGCGCGCAAGGTCTGGAAGACCGTCAGCGACGTCACCTGGGGGGCCCGGCTCGCCAGCTCCAACGCGCCCTTCGACCGCGACTTCATGGAGGCGGAGATGATCCGCCACAGCGTCAAGCGCGGCTGGCAGCGCCGCCTGTTCGAACTCCAGTCGATGCTCGCCTGCATCGGGTACGCCCGGGGCTTCGACCAGTCGACGGGCCTCCACCAGATCTACGACCTCGTCGGCGGCCCGGAGCTGCCCGAGCACAGCGCCCTGCCCGACGTGGAGCGCGGGCGCTACATGGTCGAGCACTTCCTCAAGCACTACGACGCGGGGCAGCAGTGGCTCGCCGAGGAGGAATGACCTTTACGCAGTAAACCCCGGGGGATCACGCCGACTTCGAGGTCAGGTTCAGCTGGTGCGTCGCGATCTGTAGCGCAATCCGCGCGAAGTTGATCGCATGCAGACAGTCATCCGGCCGGTCGGCGGCGTGATCCCACCGCTTCATCCCCAGCTTCGTCACCTCTTCGTACTCGTTGAGGATGTCCGAGAAGGGCGGGGTGTCGGCGGGCAGCCCCTGGAGCATCTTGGGGAACTGGATCTCCTGCATGTTGAGCGCGCTCATCAGCGAGTCGATCGAGTGGGTGCGGTTGACGATGAAGAAGTTGCCCTCCTTGTCCCACTCGATGTACTTCTTCGCCACGCCGCTGTAGCGGATCTTGAACACCCGCTTCGTCTGCCACTGGTTGCGCAGCATGTCGGCGGGCATGTTCCCCTCGCCCGCGTCGCAGGCAACGAACTGGATGGGGAACTGCTTGAGCACCGCTAGGATGGCCTCCACTTCCTTCATGGGAGCAAGGCCGGGGAAGATCTCGTAGTAGAGGGTGCGCATCTTCCTTTCCTTTGGCACCCAGCCGAGAATCCACAGCACCGTGCGGGACTTGAGCATGGTGCCGCCGCCGGACCAGTCGATGCCCGCGCACGTCATGGTCACGCCGTCCATGTTCCCCTTGGGGTCGGCGTACTTCGTGATCGTCGGCCCGTTGGCCGCCTCCCGAAGAGACTCGATGGTCACGAGTCGGCGCCCGATGGAGTCCGAGACGCCGAGCACCTCGTTGCGGAACGTCGACAGCGCGTAGGAGTTCGGCCCCTCCAGCTTGGCGAAGACCTTCGCCCACTCCTTGGTGGCCTTCTCGATGTCCTCCTGGCTGCTCCAGGCCGCAGGCACCACGCGCGGCATCATCAGGCGCGAGACGTGGAACCCCTTGATGACCGCGCCGGGGTTGGTGTCGACCCACCGGCCGTTGCGCGGGTTCAAGTACTTGCCGCACTTGAGGCAGACCGGGCCCAGCTTCCCTACCGAGCGCTCACTCCGAATGATGTTGAAGGCGTTGCACCCCTCGCACTTCATCACCCACTCGGTCTGCGTCGATGCCTCCCACCGAGACTGGATGGTGTTCTCCATCGTCTTCGGCGTGCCCGCCCACGTCATGAGCTTGTAGTCGCTCTCGTTCAGGCACTCCTTCACGACGGGCTCGACCACCGAGAGGATCATGTCCTGGACCTCGTCGAGGGAGAGGCGGTCGCAGGACACGCCGCGCGCACGGTCGGCGTCGTCGGTCGCGTACGAGAACTGGATCTTGGACCCGTTGGCGAACTCTCGGGAGAGCACCCGGGCACTGGTCCCGGCGTTGGTGAAGTACTTCTTGATCAGCGGGGAGTACGTGATCGTCGTGCCGACACGATCGCTGGAGAAGCGGTGCGTCTGCTCCTGCGTCGGGCACAGGAAGTAGTTCTTGAAGTGCGGGACCGCGATGGACTCGGAGATGATGAAGTTGGCGAGCGTGGTGGACTTGCCGACCTGTCGGCACGTCATCATCAGGAGCTCTTGGTAGCCCCCGTCATAGATGGCCTTGAACATCGGGTAGTTGCTGAACGAGAACGGCTTGCCGTTCAGGCGCACCAGGGCCTGGGTCAGCTCCGACCTCGTGCGGCGGACCGTCTCGAAGCTACCGTCCGCCACGGTATCTCAGCCGTGCGGCTGCCTTGGCGGACACGTACTCGCGGCAGTCGTGGAGCCGCTTGAGCTGAACGCCGAGGGCGTCGTCCTCCAGCTCGGACACTTTACGGCGTAAGGAGACAGCGTCGTTCTCCTCGATCAGCCGATCCCAGGCCTTCTGTACCCGCTCGGCCGAGACGTGCTCACCCTGGTTCATCCGGTCGAGCGCGCCTTGAACGAAGGCCAGCTCCTTGGGTGCCAGGACCCACCCCTCGTCGTGCAGCACGGCGGCCAGCGCCGGGTCTACCGCGTCGGGGTCCGTCCCCTCGTCTTCGTTGACCACACGCCCGGTGAGACACGCGACCTCGTTCATGGCCCAGGCGAGCTGCTCCGGCGTGGGATGCGCGAACGCCCCGGCGTCGGCCGGAAGTCCCGCGCAGGCCAGGGCGAAGGCGTACAGGACGTCATGGTTCGTCGTCCAGGCGTCCGTCGTGAGGACGGTCTGTGCGCCCAGAATCTTGGCCATGAGCGCGTCGCTCGGCTCGATGCCCCGGCGCTGAAGCTCGACCCGAAAGGTGTCCGGCTCCCACTCGGCGACGCCGGACCCGTAGGTCTGCATGAGGGCTTGCCAGACGATCGAAGGCGGGGCGTCGTCGTCGGCGAACACGAAGATGTTGATGTCGCGCATGCTACCTACCCCCGAGGAGAACACAGACGAGAAGCCCCAGGACAACGCCGGTCACTTCACGCGGGCTGAGGCGCTCTCCCAGGATGATGACGCTGTAGAGGGCGCAGACGACGGCGGACGTGACCGGCGAGAGGACGCCGAAGGAGGCGAGCGTCTTCCCCCGCAAGAGCAATAGCCAGCCGAGCGCGGTGGAGGCGTAGGTGACGGTGCCGAGGACCATCCACCCGGCGTGCAGAGGGGTGGTCTCTCCGGCTCGCTTGAGCGCCACGTCGCCCACCAGTTCGACGACGTGCATCAGCACGAACCACAGCCACCACGCCTCGGCGCCCATGGTGTTACACCCCGGCAGACCGAAGCGCAGTCGAGACGGTCTTCTTGAGGTCGGCCGGGAGCGTGGTGAGCACCGTGGTGAGCAGGTTCGGCTCCACGGTGCCGGTGGGTGCGATCTCCGCGATCACGTCGTTGCCGAGCACCTGGGACCAGAACCCTTCGTCCACGCGCTGAAGATCGGCCACCGGGACCTGCCGGTCTCCGAGGTCGACCATCTCTCCGTCCGCGAGCTTCGTGGTGTTGTAGACCGCGAGGTGCGGGTGAAGGACGCCACGGTCGTAGAGCGGCACGACGCCGCCGCGAAGGTCGAGATCGAAGATCGCGGCGGCGACCTTCGCCCGGGTCTCCTGCGCCTCCAGCTGGCGCTTGGACGCCCGCACGCTGGATGCGAGCTTGCGGAAGCCCTCGCTGATGTCGGCGCTCTTGGTCGCCATGGCCCGCGCTTCGAGCGTGCGCGCCAGTTCCATCGGGTCCGTCATCGTCGCCCCGGCGTACTTGTAGCTCATGGCCGTGAGCGCGACGCCGTACTGCGACGCCTTCTTGTACAGCCTGCTGTAGGCGTCACCGCGCGCCTCGGGCGAGAGCTTCGACGTCTGCGCGAGCAGGCGCATCTCTGCGGTCTTCACCTCGGCGGCGTTGCGCACCGGGTAGAGCCGCTCCTCGGGGAAGAGGCACTCGTCTTCCTCCAGCGCCGCCTCCTTGACCGTCACCGGGTGGAACACGTCCGGGGGGACGTCGAAGACCTCCAGCGCCCGGCTGATCTCCCCCAGCACCGCGCCGTTGGCCGAGGCCTGCTTGGCGAAGAGGTAGGACACGATCGCCTGAGGCTCGGTGTGGATCGGGTAGAGCCTCCGTGCGCTGTCGGCGAACGCGCCATCGGGCAGATCCGCGACGTCGTCCTCGATTTCGGCCGTCTTCACCCGGTCGGCGGCGGCGGGGTGCCGGTCGAGGAGCGCCTTGAGCCGAGCGTTCGCGGGGTCGTTGTATTGGTCCATGGTTTACGGAGTAAAAGTAGGGCAGACCGCCATGACGCGGGTCAGCGCCGCGTTCTCGTCGGCCCTCGCGCGGTCGGCCGCTCGCTGGGCGTCGTGAAGGGCGTCTTCCAGCGCCCCGCAGCTCGCCGCGTGTGCCGCGAGCTGCGCCCGGTAGCTGTTGAGCATCGTCACCTTCGTAGTCATGAGCGCGTCATAACTACGCCGGTCCCCCGCCGACGCCCCCGTTTCCAGCACGAAGTCCCTCGCGGTCGAGGACGCCAGCCCCTGGACGACGGTCTTGGCTTCCTGGAGGAACGCCACATCGGCCAGGAGTAGCCCCTGGACGGCTCTCAGCGCCTCCCCCTGGGCGGTGCAGGCGGCGTGGGCGACCACGGCGGCGTCCCGCACCGCCTCGGCCTCCTGGCGGGCTGCCGAAGCCGTCCGGTAGGCGGCGATCCGGGCCGCCTCGATGGAAGGGTCCGGAACCGGCAGGGTGTAGGAGGTGGAGGGGGTCGTGAGGAAGTCCCCGGTGGCCACGCGCCACGCCGTGACCAGCTCCGAGAGGCGGTCACGAACCGCTTGCGCGGCGGCAGTCGCCGTCACGACGGTGTCGTAGAGCTTCACCATGCACGCGGAGAGGTACTCCGTCTGGCCCTTCTGGACGGCGGTGACCCTGTCGCGCGGGAGACCCGTGAGGTCGGCGATGTTCGCGATCCGGGCGAACGTGTCGCCCTCGATGGTGGTCAGGTCGGTCTCATCGACCTTGACATAGTGCGCGCCTTCCAGCGTGCGAAAGTCCTGAGGCGCGGCGATTCGAGCGAGGACGTCTCTCTTCGGGTCGAGCGGGTCCACGATGGACAGCACGAACACCTCCTTGAACGGGAGGTCTCCCCGATTCGTGACGCGCGACAGCACTTCCCAGCGGAGCGTGCCCCCGCCCAGCGTGACGCCTCGCCGGACTTGATTGAGGACAGGGTCAGTCATGCTGCTCCAAAGGTCACGAACTCTTCGTTCTGTAGGTCTTGCGCGTTGTCCGTCTCGACTTGAAGCCGAAGCTGTTCAATGCGGAACTTCAACACCGAGATCCCCCTGATGGCCGCACCGCGCGAGGGATACACCAGCCTCGCCGACTTCGCCCGGTAGAAGTCGGTCTCCGCTGCCATCGCCGTCGCCTTGGACACGGGCAGCGCGAGGTCTTGGATAAGCGCAGGGGCGCAGTAGGAGTCGTCGACCGTTCGGTAGACGAACACCTCTTCGGGCAGGCCGTACGCCCCAGTCACCTGGACGTTCACGACGTAAATGCTGTCGCCGTCCCCAGTGGTTTCGGGGGCGGTCCGCAGACGGAGCGTGATCCAGGCGCCGATGGTCATGGTCCGTAGGTGTAGGTCTGCGGAGCTCCGAAAGAGCCCTGGTTGGCGGACACGAGCGCCTGGAGCGCGGCGACGTCGAACCGCGTTTGTGCCATGCGCCCGAGCGCGATGTCGAGCGTCGGGTCCACCGCCGTGTACCGCGCGACGCGAAAGACCGTGGCCGTCTCGTCTTCCCGCAGAGAGGCCCCGCCCGTGCCGGAGGTGACCGCGCTGCCGTCTCGCAGAAGCGTCCACGGAAGGTCCCGCTCGGCCATGGGGAAGTAGCGGGGCTCTTCGGACACAGACGGCAGCGTCTCGATCTCCGCGACCAGGAACTCCCAGCCGCTCGCCGCGCCGCCCGTCTCGCCCGAGGGTACGGCGAGGTCCACCACGGCACTCGCGCCGTCGAGCCCGATGATCTGTGCCAGCGTGTTGTACGCGCTGGTGGTGAACCCGTGGAGCTTCACCCAGCGTCCCACGTCGGCGTCGGTGAACCGATACCCCGGAAGCAGCAGGCGCTGGCCCGTGACGAGCTGCGGCGCGGACCCGAGGATCGACGTGCCAGACGCTCGCGCCACGAGGCCCGTGATGATGAAGTCGCGGTCCGCGTAAGGAGCGGAGGCCTGGAGCCAGTGAAGTGTGGAGTCCCCCGTGATGCGAATCACGTCCCCCGCATGCGCGCCGAGGAAGAAGTCCCCATTGCGTCCGCGCGCCTCGAATCGGGTGCAGTTGTTCTCCGGCACCGACGACCCCGAGGCCAGCTCCTCAGGGGTCGCGACGTGGTCAAACGACTCGCGGCCTAGCGTGTTTCGTAGTACAAACAAGGCCTCCATGGCGTCGGGCGTAGTGGCGCCAGCGGGGTACCGGGTGATCCATTGGGTCACCTGATAGCCCGCTGCTCGGACCACGCCTTCTTGCTTGAGCTGTAGAATGACGTCCGCCATCGGCCTAGATTTACATCCCTTCGGGAGTCACAAACGACGTGTTTCTTGGAATCGACTCGTCTCTTCGACGTCCGGGTGCCGTTCTGCTCTCGGACCAGGGGCTGCTTCTCCGCGCGTCACACCTAAGGGTAGGGGATGCCTTCCGTGGCGGCGAGCGGCTGAGCCTGATCTACCGATGGCTCGCGGACGACGTGCTCCGAGACGTCAAGCCCGGAGACGTGGCAGGGGCTGCCATCGAAGGCCCTTCTCTCGAATCGACGCACCGTGAGTACGACCTCGGTTCGGCGTTCGGCGTGTGCCAGCTCGCCGCCTTTCAAGCCGGATACGTGGAGTGCCGCGTCATCGAGCCTTCGCGGCTGAAAAAGTTCGCAACCGGCAACGGCGCCGCGTCCAAGGAGGAAGTTCTTTACGCCGTAAAGGACCTCTGGGCGGTGTCGCTCACCGACGACAACGAGGGCGATGCCTACGTCCTCGCGCAGATCGCACGCTCTCTCGTGCACAACACCTTCAAGAGGAGGAGTCAGGCCGAAATCGTTCACGAGATCCGTTACCCGCTCGTGCGTAAACGCACGAAGACCACGAAGAGCCCCGACAACATCTGAGGAGATTGAATGATCAAGCGCTACTACACCCGCTTCGACGAGGCCATGCCCGACGGAAGTTCCGTCGTGTCCGACCTCACCCTCTCGCGCCAGGACGTGGTCATCAAGGAGCCGGACGGCCGAGTCGTCTTCGAGATGAAGGACGTCGAGGCGCCCCACTTCTGGTCCAACCGCGCACGGCGCGTCGTCGCGCAGAAGTACTTCGTCCAGGGCCATGAGACCTCCGTGGTCACCATGTGCGAGGGCGTCGTGGAGACCATCGCGAACTCCGGCTTCGACCAGGGTTATTTCGCGAATGAGAGCCGTCACGCGTTCTACGACGAGCTCCTCTACATGCTGCTGCATCAGTTCGCGTCCTTCAACAGCCCGGTGTGGTTCAACGTCCGCCTCTGGCACCGCTACAAGCTCAAGGGCTCCGGCGGTAACTGGGCGTGGAGCGACGCGCTCGCGGCGGCCGAGCGCATGACCACCTCCTACGAGCGCCCCCAGTGCTCGGCCTGCTTCATCCTCGACGTCGAAGACAACCTCGTCGGTGACGACGGCATCCACGACACGCTCAAGGAAGAGGCCCGCATCTTCAAGTACGGCTCGGGCTCGGGCGTGAACTACTCCTCGCTCCGCGAGAAGGACGCCCCGCTCAACGTCGGCGGGGGCTCTTCCGGGCTCCTGTCATTCCTGGAGATCTTCGACACCAGCGCCAAGGCCACCAAGTCGGGCGGCACCACCCGTCGTGCGGCGCGCATGGTGTGCATCGACGACAGCCACCCCGACCTGATGGCCGTGATCGGCTGGAAGGCGCGCGAGGAGAAGAAGGCTCAGTCGCTCATCAAGGACGGCTGGAGCGGCGGGATGGACGGCGAGGCCTACCACACGGTCTCGGGGCAGAACGCCAACATCTCGATCCGGTTCACGGACGACTTCATGCGCGCCGTCCGGGCGGATGCGCCCTGGACCTTCACCTCCCGCGTGCCGGGCGTCGCCTATCCGCCGGTCCCGGCCAAGAAGATCTGGCGGCACCTCGCCGAGTGTGCGTGGGCCTGCGCGGACCCGGGCGTGCAGTTCGACACCACGATCAACGAGATGCACACGTGCACGGCGAGCGGGCGCATCACCGCCAGCAACCCGTGTTCGGAGTACATGCACATCGACAACTCGGCGTGCAACCTCGCCAGCCTGCGCCTCGTCCGCTTCCTCAAGCGCGGCAGCGACGGCAAGCTCACCTTCGACATCGAGGGCTACAAGCACACCATCCGGACGTTCATCACGGCGATGGACATCCTCGTCGATCTCTCCAGCTACCCCACGAAGAAGATCGCGGAGAACGCGCACAACTTCCGGCAGCTCGGGATCGGCTACGCGGACCTCGGGGCGCTGCTCATGCGCCTGGGCGTCCCCTACGACAGCGACGAGGGGCGGTACATCGCCGGGGCGCTCACCTCGCTCCTCACGGCGACGGCCTACGACCAGAGCGCGGACCTCGCGATTCAGCTCGGTGCGTTTCCCGCGTTCACCAAGAACCGCACGTCGATGCTCAAGGTGCTCGCGGCGCACCACCACAAGTCCGAGATCTTCGCGCGGACGGAACCGTTCTCGGTGCCGGGCTGGGCGCGAGCCGCGTTCAACGAGGGCACGAACCTCTGGGGCTCTGCCTACGCCAAGGCCTGCACCACCGGCATCCGCAACTCGCAGGCCTCGGTGCTCGCTCCCACGGGCACCATCGGCTTCGCAATGGACTGCGACACCACCGGCATCGAGCCGATGCTGGGGCATGTCCAGTACAAGACCCTCGCCGGGGGTGGGCTGATGACGCTGGTGAACGCCAGCGTCGACGCGTGCCTCTACGAGCTCGGCTACGGCAGCGAAGAGCGGGGGCGCATCGTCAAGCACGTCGAGGAGACGGGCGGCTTCTCGGGGGCTCCGGACTTCCGCGAAGAGCACCTCCCCGTCTTCGACACGTCCTTCCCCTCAGGGCGGGACGGGCGCTCGATCCGATGGCAGGCGCATCTCCTCATGATGGCGGCGGCCCAGCCCTTCCTCTCGGGGGCGATCTCCAAGACCATCAACATGCCCGAGTCGTCCACCGTGGAAGACGTCGAGGCGTGCTACATGCTCGGCTGGGAGCTGGGCCTCAAGGCCGTGGCGATCTACCGCGACGGCTGCAAGCAGTCCCAGCCGGTCTCGGTGCTGGGGAAGGCCAAGGACGCCCCGGAGGCCCCCGCCACGCCCCTCCAGGAGCTCCTGAAGGCCATGCCGCTGGACGAGCGGCTGAAGGCTCTGCGCACCATGGGCATCCTCCCGGAGGGCGTCGTGGGCCAGCGCAAGCTGCCCGATGAGCGCAACGCCAAGACGCAGAAGTTCCGCCTCGGCGGCACCAAGTTCTTCCTCCACACCGGGATGTACGAGGACGGCTCGCTCGGCGAGATCTTCGTGGAGATCGCCAAGGAGGGGAAGACGCTCTCCGGGCTGCTCGGCAACTGGGCCAAGGCCGTCTCGATCGGCACGCAGCACGGCGTGCCGTGGTCCAAGTACATCGAGGCCTTCGTCGACACCCAGTACGAGCCCAGCGGGATGGTCCAGCACCACCCGACGATCAAGGTGGCGTCCAGCCTCACGGACCTCATCATGCGCCACATCGCGGTCAAGTTCTTCGGCCGCACGGACCTCCAGAACGTGAAGCCGGAGGACGCCAGCCTCAACGCGGCGGTGACCGCGCTCGACCGCGCCACGGCGCAACTCGCGGTCGCCGCCGGACGCTCCGGCGACGGCCCGCCCTGCGCCAAGTGCCACGCCCTGACCGTCAAGGCCGGGGCCTGCCACGTCTGCCCGAACTGCGGGGACACCACGGGCTGCGGCTGACCGGCCAAGTCCCAAACGGCGAACGCCCCCGGCACCGCGTGGTGCCGGGGGCGTTTTCCTTTGGCCTTTACGCCGTGAAGATCAGACCGGGACCTGGGTCTGTGCGATGTACGCGAGGCTGACGGGGCACGTGGGCGCCGATGGGTCCACGTTCACCGGGATCGGAGAGGCGCGGATGTAGTAGTGGTCGTTCCGGATCGGCACCACCACCTGTCCGTTGAAGTCGTGCGTCGACCCGATGCCTGCTGCCGTGAACTCCAAGTCCAACTGACAATACACGCTCGCGTCCTCGTCCTGGAATACCAGCGAGTGGTAGACCCTCCCCGCTGCTGCCGACTTCAGCGTGATCGTGTATCGGATCACCACGGACACGATCGCGCGCCCCACGTCCGGAGTTACCGCGACCTCATAGCCGCCCGCTGTGGTCGCGATGGTGGCCATGAAGAACGCCGCTGCGGCCAGCGGCGGGACCACCGGCAGCATCGCGTAGAACGTGCCGTGGGTGTGGTTGGCCGTCGCGTCCACCGGGAGGCTCGTCTCAACGCCGTCGAGGAGGACCTTGTCTCCCGAGGCCAGGATGTTGTGCGAGTTGCGCGACACGGGCGTGGAGGGGGACGCCGGGTTGAACCCGAGGAAGTCCACGTGGTCCGCGTAGAGCCGCATCATGCGCTTGCCGTACTGGCCGTCCGCCACGTAGGTGTCGGCGAGCGCCGCTTCCTTGCGCCGGGCTCCGAACACCGCCCACGGCGCGACGCCGCTGAAGTCCGAGGCGAGGTCCGAGCAAAGCATGGCGCGCAGCCGCGTATAGCGGTAGTCGTTCCCGATGGCGACCACGCTCTGGAGGGTCATCGTGGCGCCAGCGCCAAGGCCCGTGAAGTCGGGGTTCGTGTTGTCGAGCTTCTTCAGCGTGACGGCCTTGGTGCCGGTGTTGTACGCCACGATGGCGTAGTAGCCGTCCTCGGCGTCCGCCGCGCCGGAGGCGTCTGCGAGCCGGGCGTAGAGGAGCGGGACGACGGGCTCCCCCGGCGTGGCGTTGGGCATCACCAGAGGCATCTTGGCGAAGACCTTGGTGAACTGCGCCGTGGTCATGCCGCTGAAGATCACGGTCGTCGCCGTGCTGGCCGTGATGAAGTTGAGCTCCGGGAGCACATCGTCCGCGTCCCCGGGGTTCGTGTACACGATCGGCTGGAACGAGAGCGAGGCGAACTCGTTCATGCCCGCAGGCGTCGCGGCCATCATGTTGGCCGGAGCGTGAAGCTCGCTCTGGAGGAAGACGCCGCCCGCGTTGCTGAAGCCTGCGTCGTAGAAGGGCTTGTGCAGCGGGTCCGGCCCGCGCATGCGGTGCCCGTTCTCCTGGACGCGCCCGTTGATCCCGAGGACGCGTCCGCTGCCGTCGATCTTGTTGAGCAGCTCGATGATCTGCTGCCGTAGCGACCCCTGCGCGAGGGAGAGCGCCCGGTTGCCGACCGTAGGCTCTCCTGTCAGCGCGTGGGAGCCGACGCGCTGGGCGCCAGAGTCGTTGAGGGTGCGCCTGCCGAAGTTCTCGACGACGGCGTCCAGCGCGCCCTTGAGCGTGCCCGTGGGGAGGCGGCGGAGCGTCGTCGCGTCGTCGAGCGTGTACGCGTTGTGCGTCGGCGACTCGTCGTATCCGACGAGAGACGCGCCGGAAGTACCGGGCGCCTGGGACGCATAGCGGTCGATGGTCCGGGTGCTGTCCCCGAGGTACACCGGCAGCCCGGGACGAAGGATGGTGCCATCCGCGAAGATGAGCCTGCCTTCGAGCATCTTCGCCAGGGGGATGGCGCCTGGGATCTTCTCCGGCTCGCGGTTGGTGTTGAAGAGCAGGTACCCCGTGGCGGGCGTCGTAGACGCAATGAAGGACCCTTCTCGATCGGTGGGAAGGTCCCAGATCGACTGCCGCCGCCCGCCGATGGGCGCGGCGTCGCCGCTCGCCACGAGGCCCGAGACGTAGCTGAGCGCGAGGCCGTGCCCTTCCCCGAGCGCGTTGTCTTCGATGGCGAAGAACGCGTCGATCTGCGCGGCGGTGACCTGATGGGCCTCGGCGTCGTAGGCGCCACGGAACTCGGTCCAGCCGCACGTAGGCGCGGGGGCCGAGCCGCTGGAGCCCGGGGCGATGGTGGGCTCCACGAGGTGACGCATGCCGTAGAACCCGAAGCCGTTCGAGTCCCCGGTGATCGCGAAGGCGAGCTGCGACAGCGTCGTGACGCCGCCAAGGCTCCCATGGCGGATCGTCACCTTGACGCGCGGATCACCGTCGATCGAGAAACGGACCTGACCCGCCGTGAGCGTCGGGTCTGCGACGATCCGCACCTGAAGTCTGTTGGCGCCGAACGAGAACTCAGGCCCGCCCAGCGCATCGGTGTCGGCGTACCCGCGCAGCCCCGTCGCGAAACGGGTGGCCGTGAGGACGAGCGCGTTGACCATGTCGGTGCCGATGAACGGCTGCTCGCCGACGAACGCCCGCGCCCCGCCCCAACGTCCTCCGCTCTCCCGGCCGGGCGTGAGGGCGGGGTACACCCAGAGGTCCTTGTCCGCCGAGAGCGTGTACTTCTCGCTCCCGGTCTCCGTCTCGGTCAGCGTGAAGAGCGCATCCGACCGGAGCAGAAGCGCCCGGTCGTAGTCGTGGAGATACCGAGAGTCCTCGGCTTCACGGCGTAAAACCTCCGTTCGGACGCGAAGATTCTCGACCGGACGCCCCTGGACGTCCGGCTCCACGAACTCCTGGTCACCGATGGGTTGAACCGCCGCCGCGTTGTTCTCCCCCGAGTCGCCGCCACGGTCGAACCGAACCTTCTGATCAGACATTACGCCCTCACCGTGATGCGCCACTCGACCGTTACGGCCTGTGCGCTGGTCTTGTTTGTCACTTCCGGAATGGTCTGCCGCGCGAAGAGGCCACCGTTCCCGAGGATGAGCCCGATCTCACGCAGGTCTTCTCCCACCGCGTCTCCGTGACCGAGCGCCGCCGTGATGACCAACTCGCCGGTTGCCGGAGCGGGCGTGCGGTCCGAGGGCGAGAGGGTGTACGTGAACCCTGGAGCGCCGAGCCCGGTGTTTCCCCGCGTTGGCGGCGTGCCGTTGGCGCCGAAGCGGAGGGCCTTGATCCCGTAGTCGCTCAGGGTGACGCCGTCCTGCGCGAGGAGATAGAGGACCGCATTCGATCCCACGTAGGTGATCGTATTACGCTTGGTGCGCCGCGTGACGGTGCCGAGCTTATCGTCCTGCACGATGACTGTGACGTCACCACGCAGATGGAGGCCGCTGCCGAGCAAACGCCGGAGAATATGGAACAGATGGTCGAGCATGGGCTCCGTGAAGAGTAGTGGTCAGGTGACCGTCACCGAGGCCGTAGCATCGGAGAGTTCGAGCACGTCGTCCAACTGCAAGCCGCTCTCGACGAAGAGGTAGACGTGCGCCGGGGCGCCGTCCCGTGTGACCCGAGTAAGGTCTTCGATCGCTTGGGCCGAGAGGCGGATCGACGCGTCCATCTTCACGCGCAGCGCGTGGTACTTCAGGAACCGATCCATGATGATGAACGCGACCGTACGCCGAAAGATCAGCGTAGGAAGGGACACGTCCAGGGTTACCGGGGGAGCTTCGTGTTCGGCTTCACGCGGCGGGAACCGTTCCAGCGTCAGCGCCGTTCCGTTCGTCGACACCGACGTGATGCGGTAGCTGGCCTGGAACGGCGGCGTCCGCACCACGAGGTACCGGCCAACGTCCCGATCAGTCGCCCGCTGCCTCCCGCTGGGAAAGTCGAGCTCGACGCTGTCGGCGCCCGTCCACACCGCTGGTCCGAACCGCTTCAGACCGGGACGCCCGTTCTCGTCCGCGCCCATGCGCAGCCCGAAGTCGCCGTAGACCGCTTGGTCGATGGCCTTGTAGGTGTGTTCGATGAGCGTCGGCGACGCCCGCCGACGCGAGAGGGTGTCCACGTCCATCTCCAGCAGCTCGGGCGGGAGGGCGACGCGGTGCCACCAAGAGGGGTCCTCCACGTAGTCCGAAACCACGAAGGCTCGGGTCAGTGCGGCAAAGGCCCGAAGGGAGAGCGTCCCTTCGTTGGCCGCATCGTCGAACTCCGGCAACAGGGGGATGGACGACGCAAAGGGGTAGCGACCCGTGGACGTCACCACGGTGCGGATGCCCTCCGCCGACAACTCCCAGCCGAGTCCGGCCTCATCCATGACGCCGTACGGGGCATCCAACACGAGCGTGCCCGGCCCCTCGACGGACAAGATCGTGAACGTGGTGTCGTTCATGTCGTTCGTCGCGCCGAGAATGCGCAGCCTCTTCCCCGCGTGCTCCGGCAGAAAAGAGAAAGCGCCCGCCGCCTCGATCACGAAACGATTCTTGAAGAGGACGTGGTCGAACTCCCAGTAGACGCCCGTGGCGGCGTCCGCTGCGGTGAGGGGTGGCGCGACGGTCACGGTGGTGGCGTTGACCACGGAGGCGACCACTCGGGCGGGGCGCCCGCGCAACCGAAGCACGGCTCCCACGTCGTCCGGCAAGAACCGGGCGCCCGCCGCGCTGAAGCGGTTGAGCACATCGTCGAGCACGCCATCCCGCCCCTCGGCCCGCCCGGTCAATCGCCCAGTCTGCGTCGTGCTCGACGCGATGACATCGTCTTCGACGCGCAGGAAGACTTCGCCGTCCGTGCGAACGACCGGGAGCCCCGCCATGACGTTGAGCGTGCTCTCCATGCGGCCCGGCGCGGGTCCCAACACGAAGAGCCGGGCGACTCCCTGCAAGAACGCGCGGTAAGTCTCACTGGAAGGGCGCTGGAACCCGAGCAGGAAACCGAAGTTGTTGTAGAGGGTGCCCGAGTCGACGAGCACGTCTGGCGCCCAGAAGGACATCTCGCGCGTGGTGTACGCCTCGTCGAACGCCACGACCCAGTCCTTCACCAAGGCCCACTTCTGGTTGTCGAACGAGGCACTGGACGTGTGGGCCAGCGTGCAGACGTAGACGTTCGTCAAGACCCGAACCATGTCGCCCACCGCGTACGCGATCGGATGCGCCCACGCGCCACGATTGCGCCACGAACCCGACGCCACCAGGAGCTTCCAGGAGAAGCTGGCGAAGGCGGGCGCGTCCGGGGACCAGGGCGTCAGGGGGTAGATCCGCCCGCTGTCGGCGTCCAGGCGCCAGTCGCTCGCGGAGAGGGGAGACCCGTCTGCGCGGAGGCCCGACACGGAGAACGTGTCTTCCGTCAGGTAGGTACAGGGCAGCGCATGGCTCGGCACGGCTCCGGTCACCTGCGGCCCGTAGTCTACCAGCGACGCCGTGATCGCGCCGCCCGCCACGAAGTTCACCGGCCGCGCGAGCGTGGCGGTCCCGGCGGCGATGGCGTTTACGGCGTAAAGGCCGTTGTTGCTCGGAGAGGCCGCGTCCTGGACGTAGAGGTACTGTCCGACCCAGGAGGCGTCAGACGCCGGGGAAGACACGACGAAGTTCTTCGTGCCCGGCGTGACCGTCCCCGTGACCGCGAGCACGGCGCGGGGCGTGGCGGGGATGACGTTCTCGCGCCGAACGCCGTCACTCGGGGCGCGCAGGACCTCCCACCGGAATCCGGAGAACGCCGTCAGCGAGTTGGGAGCCTCGAAACCGCCGGGAGCGCGAGAGAGGGCGAGGGCTCCCGGCAGAACTTCCATGATCGTCGCCACGGCGGGAGGGGCGCCGTCTCGGGAGAAGCGCAAGAAGTCGCCGGGCTTCACGCCGAGCTCTTCCCACGTCTTCACCGTGGCGTCCCGGAAGACCGCAGGCGCCGTGACGGACACGTCCCTCGACGGGAAGCCTTCGAGGGCGAACGGGTCGGCGCGGAAGTAGAGGCCGAGGGGGCGCACGTCGTAGTCGCGGCCATCTTCCAGAATGGCGGTGGGCGCGACGGGCGTGTTCATCAGACTCGGGACCGCGCCGACGAGCTCCGGCGTCGCGTGAAAGAGCCGATCGCCCGCCGCAGTCACGCCCTCCACGAAGATGAGGTTGGACCGGCGAAGCGTGATCTGTTGGAAGTAGCGACGGTCGAAAAGGGGCGCGTGCTGGAGGCTCGTACCGAGCGTCGCCTGGAGGAGGTCCAGGTAGAGCTGGCTGATCGAGATCTTGGCGGCGTCGAAGTACGCGCGAAGATGTCCCGTGTCGCGAAAGAAGGACGTCCAGAAGGCCGCGAGGCCGTGGAGAAGGTTCGCGTCGGCGCTGGGAGTGATGGGCATTTAGGACCTACGCGTGAAGGAGACCGCGCCCTCGGCGGCCAGGAATCGTACGGCTCGGTCCGTGACGCCGAGGGATACCAGGAGTTGTCCGAGCGCGCCGTGGTAGCCCGTCGTCGGCAGACCGACTTCCGCCGGGTTGAGCAGGCGCGCGGTCGTGGTGGTCCCGTCCGGCGTGAGCGTCACCTTGTCCTCGGACGCATAGAGGAACACCCGTCCGTCTGGGGCGTAGAGGGTGTAGTTGACCGTGAACGGGTAGACCGTCACGGCGTCATTGGTCGTCTGCGCCGCCTCGTTGGAGAGCGTCACGGCGTCGAGCGGATCGAGGCGGCTGAACGCGTTGATGAAGGCGAGCAGCGCAGTCGCCGCCGCCTGCGGGTCAAACACTCCCACGGCGCGTCGCGTATAGGGGACCGAGAAGGAGAGGTAGACGGCGTGCTGCCCGCGCACCAGGGTGTTGGCGCAGTTCACCCGGTTCTCTCGATCCGCGACGTATTCGTGGACCGTGTCGAAGCCGGAGAGCGTGTCGTAGGTAATCTCCACCGTACAGCCGTCGAGGTCGATCCCCGTCCACCCGATCGCCACGCTGGTGAGGGTGTTGGCCGAGTGCGCCTCCGAGGGGTTGTCGACGATCACGCGGTAGGGCATCGCCGCGCCCACCGCCACCGGGGTGAGCACTTCGTCGTTGACCCGCCGCGTGGCCAGGATCGCCCCCGTAACGGGGTCTGCGTAGGCCGCCAGGGCGGGCGGAGGGTCGATGACGGCCAGACGGGTCACGCGGTACACCGGGCGCCCCAGGAGGATGATCCGGCCGGGCATGGCGAGGGTGCGGGTCGTGGTCGCGGTCGCCACGGCGCCCACGGTCGCGAGCTTGTTGTCGAAGCCAGGGAAGTTGTTGCCCACGGAGTAGGCGATGGCGGCGGGAGACGCGTCTTCGTCCGTGGCGCGGGTGAAAGGCGTCGCCGTGTCGATCTCCAGCTCCTGCGCTCGAACGGCGGCAATGAGGTACTGGGCGGGAGCCCCGGGAATCCCCGCCGACACGTTGAGCACGTCGCCGGGGGAGACGACCGTCGTGAAGTCCCCGCCGATTGGGGCGGTGTCGCGCAGCACGATGGCCCTGTTGTCGGCGCGCGGCGTCTCGGCCCCCACCAGCAGGCGCTCCGTGTACGGCTGCACAGGAAGCCGAAGGAAGATGTCCGAGTGCCCTGCCGCGTGCAGGCGCATCCCCTTTCGCCCAGCGGAGACGAGGTCTCGCCGCATCTCCGGGTCTCCGGCGCCGATGGTCAGTACCTGCTCGATGGTGCCGAAGAGCTCACGAAGCGTGACGTCGTTGGACCGCTGGTTGAGCAGCGCACGCAGCGCGATCAGGGAGCTCGACTGGGAGATCAGGTCCGTGGCGCTTTGCGGAGGGGCGCCAAAGCTGAACGGCTGCGTGTTTTCGACGTACGTGACGTAGTTGTTGATCGCGTCGAACCCGGCGAAGGTGCCTCGGTCGAGGTTGTACTCAGAGCCGGGTCGCGCGGCGATCATGGGGATCGACACGGTGTAGTCGAGCACGCGACCATCCGGACCCGGCCGCGCCCTGAGCGATGAGCCGGGGATGAAGTAGTCGCTGGACCCGTCGTAGTAGAAGACGTGCGTGTTCGTGCGGAAGAACCGGGTCTGGCGCACGATGAGCAAGTCCGTCTGTGTCGCGACGTGCAACGTGCCCTGGCCGCGAGCGAACTTGCCCGGAGCTCTGCTACGGAACCAGTTTCCAAGGAGGGCCGTGGCTGCGTCCGCGACGCTCTCCGACTCGGGCAGGTTGTAGAGCGTGCGGAAGGACTGGAGATCCCGGTTGGTGCGGATCTCCTTGCGCAAGAAGGCGAACAGCGCCGAGAACGCGGTGACCGATAGGTCGTACAGCGCCCCACCCTCCGCGAAGTCTCCCTGGTTCACGGTGGTTTGCAGGAAGGCCTGCATGAAGGTGGCGGCCTCGTCCACATCGGACTGGAGAATGTCGTAATCAGCCATGGGAGTTCACCGAAGGGCCACAGGGAGAGGGACGGGCATTCTACGCCCGGAGACGCTCTGCACGTCCAACACGAACTCGAAGCGGGTGGCGTCGAACTGCCGGAAGCCCGTCGCCTGCGCGGACTGGAGCCGCTCGTCCGGCGTAAGCCATGGCGCCCGACCGTCGTAGGCGAAGATCTGCGCCGCCGCGTCGTCCACGTAATCGTGGATGCACGCTTCGACGTGTCCGGCGTCTGAGATGTTTCCGCCGAAGATGAACGGCATCAACGTCCCCTCTTTACGTCGTAAAGGAGACGACCCCTTGGGGGTGAAGAGGACCTTCAGGAAACGGTCCAGCAGCTTCCATCGCCCCTTCACGGCGATGACGTTGCCCGGGTTGAAGGTGAAGACCGCGCCCCACGCCTGCGCGCTCGGATCGACGATCTGTAGATGGAGGTCGAAGCGGTCCATCAGTACGTCTTTCCGTCGCCGAAGAAGCCGGTGGAGAAGTCGAACATCAGCGGGTCGCTGTTCTGCACGGGAGCGGGAGCCGTGGGCGCCGTCGCGTGAACTTCGGCGGCGCGCACGATACCGGCCATCCCGTCTCGGTGCGTGGTGCGCGCCCGGCCTACGAAGAACTCTCGACGGGTCGCCGCGCCCATCTCTTCGTTTCGGTCCCGTGCGGCGATGTCCGTGTACGCGCCGAGATAGACCGACTCCCTGCCAGCGGTGTCGGTTCGGCTGATGGCCGCTGCGACCAGGGCTCGTCGCGTGTTGGACGGCGGAGAGTTGGCGGGGCGAAACACCTCCGTAGCGAGGTCGTACACACCGTCGAGGTCCACGAGCTGAAAGAAGCCCGGGTCATCCGACGCGGTGTAGTCGAACGGTCCGCCGCGCCACGTTCCCCCGGTGAAGTTGCCGAGCGCCACGGTCTCGCCCAGCTCGGGCCACGCCACGTAGATCCCCGGTACCCCGGAGGCTGCGGCGAGCGCCGTGGCGAAGTCGGGCTCGGCGGCACGCAGCTTCGCCACCAGAGAAGCCAGTGCGCGCAGCTGGACGGAGCGGTACGGCAGCTCACGAAGCTCCTCCCCCTCCAGGCGGCGTACCAGGGCGCCTTCCAGGGCGACGTTGATCACCCCCTCGGTCGCGATACCGGCGGGGTGGGTCGTGTCGTCGAGCGCCGCACCGACGATGACGTTTCCTCGACGGTCGATGACGGCGTGGTACGCCGGGCCCACCGCCGCGTTCGTCATGGCGGCCAGGAGCGTGACCGTCTTCTCGGCGTCGTACGTGTCGTCCGAGAGACGCCCAGGCATGACCCAGGCGTCTACGCCGGGGTACACACGCACGCCCGTGGGAGAGCCCTCGTCCCACACGACGGCGTCCTCGGGCGCAGAGGACCGAAGCAGCCGCGCGTCGACCGCAAGCCCGTACGGATGAATCGCCAGCGTACGGATCGTGCGGGGGCCTTCTCCGCGCGTGACGTGCGTGAGGGCTGGCGCGATGTAGGAGAACTGGGTGGACATCGGGAAGCCCGCGTCGGACAGGAAACGCTGTGGGATGCGCCGGGCCCCGGGGACTGGCGCCAAGTTCCCGTAGTACGCCGCCGCCCGGCGCCGATCCGATGCAAGGCTCGTGATGGCCGCGCTGAGCGTCTCTTCCGGCGTGGTCACCGCAAAGCACCTTGGCCGCGCAGGCGCTGGGCACGCTCCAGCAGCGCGGTGATCTTCTGGATCTCGTAGGAGAGCTGGCCTTGACTCAAGTTGAGGGACTGCATGATCTGCGCGCCTGTCCGAACCTTGGAGGGGTTGCCATTGGCGGTGCCATCATACCCCGTCCGCATCTCGAAGATCTGCTTCTGCCGTGGCGTCATTTCGGCGTAAGCGAGATGGATGATGTCGTCGTCGTCTTCCTGCTGAAAGGCAGGGCCTTCGCCGGACTCCAGGTACTCCTTCTTCTCGACGTTATTGATGATCGACTGAAGGCGCTTGGGGGGCAGCGCCATGTGATCCGCGATGTGGTCCATCGTCGGCGGGTGCCCCAGGACGTCTTCCAGTTCCGAGCGCACGCGGCGATAGGTGTTGTACGTGATGCGCTGCTGCTCCGGAATCGACACGGAGCTCTGCCGTGCGTAGACGGTTCGCTTGAGCTTCTGGAGGTGGTTGGTGACGTGGGTAGAGAGCAGCACCCCGCGCGACGGGTCGTACGTCTCGAAGGCCTTCAGCGCGAGCGCCTTGGCCTCGTTCTCCAGGACATAGCGGGGCACGATGTTTGCGCCCTGGTTGACCTCGCGGGCGAACACGGGCGCCATCTGTGCCATCAAGGCTTGCAGGTCTGCCTGAGACCTGGACGCATGCCAGCGCCGCCACAGGTCCAGGTCACGATCGCCGACAGGGTTCACGGCGTAAAGGCTAGGTGCTGGTGCGCACCGCGCTCAACACCTTCTCAGCGTAGGCCTGAAGGACCTTGTCCCAGTCCGCGCGCGTCTCGGGGTAATCCGAGGGGACGCCCGAAGTGGCCGTGGAGGGCCCGAGCGGCTCCGTAGTGAAACCCTGCTGCTCCGGGGTGGGCGGCGTCCCAGGGCCCTGGCGCAAGCGGTAGATTCGGTTGAAGAAAACGGCCGTGGGCGCTTCCGTCGTGCCGCGCACTTGACCTTGGGTGTTGTCCGCGCGCGTCCGCGAGAACACCGCGTCCGACACGGCCTGCATGTAGTAGGAGTAGTCCGTGCGCAGGCCTTGAACGATCCCCTCCGCCTGAAGGTCCGCGATGGTGCGCCCCGAGTGCATGAAGCGGATGTACTGCTCCAGCGTACAGACCGGCCGCGCGTTCATCTCCATGGCCGCTTGGTAGCTGGTGAATCCGCGCGTGTACCGTCCAGGCATGGGAGAGAGCTCACGCTCCGGGTCCAGGTTGTGGTGGAGCACCCGCTCCAACCGGCGCTCCTCGGCGGCGAGACGCGCGGCAGTCTCATCGCTGATCGTGGCGTCGAGCGCGGAGGCCGCCTGCTCCGGCGTGGGCGCGGGCGCATCTGCGGCGAATCCGCGAAGTTCTACGATGCGTGCGCGCAGCCGCCGCTCCATCTGCCGGGCTCGCTCCTCGTAGGTGGGGATGTCAGGCCCGTAGAGATCCGGGCGTTGAACCCACCCACGGACCTCGGCCAGATCCCTCTGGAGGATGATCACATCCTTCGGCGGATTCGCGATGTGCTCCAGCAGGTCGCGCTCCATCTGCTGGACCATGGCCTGCTCTTCGGCGAGCGTGACGCCACGCGGCGCGTCGCGGCTGAAGGCGTCACGCTCCCGGGCCGCCAGCCGGGCCTGTTCACGGCGTAAACGGTCGCGCAAGGCAATGAACCCAGGCGTCGGCACCCGCGACGTGGGCGCTCCTGGCGTCGTCGGGGTTGCAGGGGTTGCGGGCGCCGCAGGCGCGGCCACCGACTCCGGAGGGCGCTGCCTCGTCTCCATGTCGAAGCCGATCTCTTCGACGTCCATGCCGTTGGCGTAGCCCATGGCCTCGGTGAGGTTGAACGCCGCCGGGTAGGTTCCGTGCGAGGCCCCTCCGTGGAAGAGCCTTCGGTAGAACACTTCGGCTTGCGTCTGATCCTGGAGGACGTTGCGCAGCTCGTCGATGATCTCCGCAGGCGCCGCCGTGAGGGGCTGGCCGAAACGCTCTGCGTCGTCGGCCACATCCTTGAGGTACTCCGGCAGCGTGCGGACGTAGCCGATCGCGATCTCGGTGCCGAGGTTCGCCGCGCCTCCCGCCGACACGGCGCCGCTGCTCGTCACGGTCTGCACGTACCCCGTGACGTGGAACTTGGTCCGCATGGAGTCGAGCAAGAACGTCGGGAAGCCCGCGAGGATGTAGGGGTTGAAGGTCAGCGTGGCCCCGGCTTGACGCTGGGCATACCGCTGTCGGCAGTACTCGTGGTGCGCGTAGACCTCAAAGAGCGCCGCGAAGTTGTCCTGCTCGGTCGTGGTCGACGGAGGCGCTCCGCCTGCGGGAGGCGCTCCTGCGGGCGCGGGGGCGACCCCCGGCGGCGTGGCCGGGGGTTCCGCCCCGAGCGTACGAATGGATCGGCGCCGCCCTCCATCGGTCACTCGCCGAAGGTTGGTGCCGATGGGCACCCCGATCGCGGCGAGCCACTCCGAAGGGTTGAGCCGGTTCATGGGGTCGAGATATCCGCCCGCAGGGTTGCGCGTGAGCGGACGCAGTCCGGGAGCCGCGCTGGCCGACACCTGGAGGACCTCGAAGTGAAGGTGCGGCGCGTCATCGAGGAAGAATCCAGCGATGCCCTTGGCGATGCGGGGCGTCATGCCGGGATACGCGGGAACCGTTCGTGAGGCGTCACGCGGGTCTGTGCGCGTCGCCATGAGCAGCTCCACGGCCTGAGCGCTCGTGCCCGCTTTGGCCTGTTCCACCACCGAGTCCGGCACGTTGTAACGCGCCGCCAGAGCCCGAGTGTTCTCGTTGTTTCCGCGCGTGTCGCCGACCTTTCCGATCACCTGATTGGCCTGCACCGTCGCGTGGTTTGCGACCAGGATCTCCGAGAGGTGTGCGTACACCGTCGCGATCGGACCCCCGTTCGGGCCGACGTTCCCGTGATGCACCACCACGAGACGCCCGTAGCTCGCGGCCTCGAAGTTCTGATAGACCGCGACCACCCTTCCGGCGAGCACGGCCCGCACAGGCGTGCCGAGCGCTGCCGAGTAGTCTTCCCCGGCGTGGAAGTGCTGCTTGACCTGTCCCGTGACGGGGCTCCTCGCCGATCGCACGCCGAAGATGGTGCCGCTGCCGGGCAAAGACGCATGGCCCGCGATCAAGCTCTCGGCCTTGGGGAGCACGAGCGCCGGGCCTGCTTCGACCGCGCCACCGGGCTGGATCTCACCGCGCCCGAGCGGGGAGTTCGGGTCCGGCGCGACACCGCCGCCCGCGACGGGAGGAGCCCCCGTGGTGCCCGCGCCAGACCGTCCGCCTTGGAACTGACGGAGCATCTGGAACCAGCTCGGGAGCTCCATGCGAGACGTGGTCGGCCCTCGGTAGAACTCCTCGGGCCAGAGCAGGAGGTTCTTCCCGGTCTCCTTCGCCCCCGGCGTGGGCCCCCTACCGCCGTTCTGCTCTACACGGTGGTGCATGATCGCGTTGGCCTCTTCCGGCCATGCCACGGTCAGCGCGTGCGCCATGAACTCCCGGTTGACGCCGCTTGAGCGCAGCACCCGGTTCATCACCGCGTCGTTGACGTAGACGCGCGTCGGCTGCCGGTAGTTCTCTCGGCCTCCCCACTGACGGAGCATGGACGGGAGGA